ACATCAAATCTGGTAACGGCTTGTGCAGTTCTTTCAGCAGCTATTGCAAATTTACCAACCATCGCATCACTCACCTGTTGTTGCTTCTCTTGCCTTGTAGTATTGGCATCGGCCAACTCTTTTTGTTTGGCATCTGACATCGCCGATAAGTCGCTAGTTCCTTTCATAAAGGAATCTAAATCCTTGCCCTTGTCCTTGTCCATCATTGCGCGTACAACACCAACATCCACCCCAAGTTGGGTGGACAACTCCTTCAAAATAGCGCGCTGGCCAAGGTCCGTCATTCCTTCTACTTGGCCGGCGACTCCTTGAATTTGTTCAGCAATGTATTCCATTCTTTCTGGCTGGCTCATCAAAGTTGCTTCAACTGCATCAAAAGAGCCGCCGAGATTGGAAAGAAGCATGTTAAGGTTACCACCAAATTCCATGCCGCCTTCAATTGTTTCAAATTTATCGGTTAGTGTAGTAAGAGTGCTTATTTCAGTTCCAAACCGTCTCGCAATCTGCTGGAAAACCGTAAACTTTTTTAAGGCCTTGTCGGAGTCCATTTCAACAAAAAATGTACCAATGCTATTATTAAAATCCTGAAAGACTTTATTAAAAGGCTGGCCCGTATCCTTGGCAAAGCCTAAAAGCCTTCTAGAAAACTTGTCGGCCGCCTTTCCGGTCATTCCGAACCCCTGATCTAATTTATTAATAAATGTGGTAGATGTGCCAATGCCTACGCCAAACCTTTCATTTACAACTGCTAGTTTTCTTAATGCGTTTTCGTTAGCTGCCAAGCCCGTTTTCGTGAACATGGCCAACTCAGTTCTAAATGTTACAGATGCCTCACGAAGCTTATCTAAAGTGACACCGTAATCCATCAAGGCATCTTGTTGCTTTCTCATGCCTAGAATAAAAGTTTTGCTGCCTTCAATGCCGGATCGATTTAGTTCGATTCTATACTTTTCAACTATATCAACCTGTTTGTTTATGGCCTTTAACAGGGTGGCGCCCTGCATGGCCATCATGGCCATCATGTTTCCTGCTAGATCGCCGGCCCCCTGAACGTTCTTGAGGGACTGTGTAAATTTGACTGTATTCGCAGCCATGCCCTGCATGGCGGTACCAAAATCATTGCTTCCGCCTACAAAGTTCTTCATCTCATCAACGATGCTGAGAAGCGGACTTTTTGCTTTGTCTATGGCGCTCTTAAGGTTATTAGCTGCCGCCGTAGTATTTTCTAGGTTTTGGTCGTCTTCGACACCCATTGCTTTTATGCCTCTTATTAATTAGAGAGATTACGATGTTTTATTCTGGTCTTCGTAATACTTAATAAGTCTATTAAAAAACCAATTTCTTAAATTAACTGGCATACAATATAGTTCTATAAAGGTGAAATTAGATTTCATCACCATCATAAAGATTTGTTCATACACCTCGTTGATGTAGCTACTCGTCAAACCAAAAAAAGTTCAACCCAACAGGGACACCTCCCTTGCTCTCATGTCCACACGCCTCACAAGCATGTGAAAAAACAAAATCAACATCAGGTTTATAATATTCATATTTCTTTTGTAGAAACTTAGAGTCTCTTAAAAGTAACGCCGGTACCAAAGTATTAATAGTGGTGGCGCTTGAATCTCCATCTACCGACACTATCATTCTACGATGAAAATCTGCTGTTGCGCCGCCTTCCAGCCCATGTTTACGTCGTTGTGCCGCCTGTTTATTAATGTAATTTAAATCTTCAGTAGATGCAATTTTAAATTCTATTTCTCTTTTTGATATTGGCAGCTTTACTGTGGCCGTGTTCTCACCACTTAAATCATTTATCTTTAATTCCTTATTTTTTAATTCTGATAAATTAACTGTATGTTCAAAACCATTCAAACATTTATTACACACGCTTGTAAACTGATACTCTTCACCATAAGAGTTTTTTCTAACATTAATTAAAATAGCATTTCGGTCTCCTGGCAATAAAGAAACCGATCGTATGTTGTCCACAGTAACACTTTCAATTAATTTGTCAAACATGACGCCGCTTTCGGCATACACCTGAGAAGACAGAATGTCTTCTTCTCTAGTAGTCATGTATCGCACTTCCACTTTTTCTTTTTGATACCAGGGGTGTCCTTCTGAATAAAACATCCCCTTGGATGGTAAATCTACAAAGTCGGTGGGGACTTGATAACCACTGTGAGAAGTTGGTGTCGCCGGTGTAGCATTGTCTTCTTTAGTGAATTTTTCTTCCTGTTGCTTTATAAATTGTTCTAAAAGCTCGGGAGGAATCTGGGTTCTCCCTTCATTATCTCTCATTTAAACCTCTTAATTTATGCGCCTAATCGTAACTTGGCCCAATCATATTGTATCGTAAGATTGACATCTGTTAAGGCCTCTCCACCATAACTATTTTGACTAAACTTTACACTAGTAATCATTCCGTTATAGATGGTCCATGTTTCAAATGCAGTACCGTCTGCCCTTAAGGCGAGAATCTTAATGTTGCCAAGCGATTTTACTAAATTTTCTTTAGTTAAATTTCTTGTACCAAACGTTCTATCTCTTATTTCTCCCAACGGATTGGTTATTGCCGATAACAGGCCGGCGGCCTTTGAAGTAATAACATCATCTGGATAGTAGTAGGCGTGCGCCAGCAACTTATTCATTATGTTGCCGCCCACAGACCCTATTGTATCCCCACCATAAACTTCTTTAATGTTCAAAGTTATTTGAGACCATTTAACTCTTATTGGGTATCTCATAACATGATCTAATAAAACATGTTCTGTGGTTTGGATCTCATAGGAGGGCCTGTCTATTTGACTAACATAAAAAGGCGGAATATCATCAATTAATGCAATAAATCTAAATTGTTGTTGAGCATTTAAAATTAAATCAAAATTATATAATTGAGATTGCGCATTAAAAGCAGTGTATTTGGTTATACTGCTTATAACATTGGTGGTGAAGTTTGGTGCTAAGTCTACCATCTACTTTAATTAGTTTAAAAACTAATTTTAAGAGTCGGTGAGGGGTGTAAAGGATTCTAGCTCTGCCCAATCATATTTAAGTGCCAAACTCAACTCAACGAGGCCTTCATCGGCATAGGACATTTGAGCATATGTTACACTCTTAACCCAAACATTATTAAGTTTCCACGTTTCAACCGTTTCGCCGGCAGTGTTGAGAGTGTCAATTGTAACTTGACCAATTTGGTCAATCATGTTGCCCTTCCCCATTGACTTTCTGTAAAAGTTCGCATCGCTCGGAGAGGGACTAAAGTCACCGGGATACACATAACCAGCATTCTTAATAAAAGCTAATAGCTTTCTAGACATGTCAGGATCAATTGGATCAACCATTGCAATAGTAATGTCATTCCAAGTAACCTTGCCAGGAAAATTGAACTTATGAATTAAAAATTCATGCGCCGTTTCGCCGACTGTAATTGTCGGCCTATCCACCGTCTTAATCACATAAGCAGGAATGCCTGAGAGGTTGAGAATAAATTTATATTTTCTTTTAGGTTCTGTTAGCGGGTTTGCCCAAATTGGAATCGATGTAGCCATTTATCTTTTATCTCCTAAACTTAAATAGTTTCCCTTTAAATTAATCATCAAATGATGCACCCGTGTTGGTGATAATGAAATCAAGTGCAATGTATTCAATTGCTCTCGCCGGCTTAATGAATAGTTTTGCATACATGATGTTTCTATCAATTAAATCAGGCGTCGTTGTGGTTTCATCAAGAATCAACTTATAATCTGTCAAGCCGTATCTCGTCTTAATTTCCGTTAAGAACGGAATGGCCTTGGACTTAAAATTGGTCCAAGTATCCGGAACGTTTGGCTCAAACAGAATGTTGTTGGCAATCCTAGAAATGCCGCGCTTCATGAAGATTAGCAGCCTACGAACATTGATGCGATCAAGTGCGCTTCGTTCGGCCTGCAACGTCTTCTGGCCAAACACCACAATGCCCTCGTTGGGGAAGGTGGCAATCGGGTTAATGTTAACATCATAAAGACTGTCTCGATCATCCTTAAAGAGCTTTAAGGACGCAGCAACAACGGGCAACCCACTGATTCCAGTGGACACCCCACCACGATTAAAGCCGGCCGGTGCAAACCAAGGAGCTTGAACCCTGTCAGTGTAAGCCATTGCACCCAAAGCAGTAATGCTGGGTGGTACCCACACGTCTCTAGAATTAATGCTATCACGAATTTTAACCCATGGGTAGTAAGTCGCAGCATAGCTGGAATTA